GATCTTGCTTGTTGGATGAGATATGTTCGAATTGGATGTCCGTACACTGATCCAATTAGTTCTCAGATCTGGATAGATCAGAGTCAAATTAATTTGCCTATCTTAGCATTGGCAACATTGGAATTACCTGATACAGATTTGGCATTTATACATCGCGATGGTGTTAACTGGCAACCATTATATGAAGCAATGACTAATCGTACTGCAGTTAGATTTGATAGTAGCCGTCGATGTATGCTTGCCCCAACGCCGGACTATCGCGAATATGCATTGACTACAGTCGGTAATCGTATGATTGTTGATTTACATGGCACTGGCAGCAGTATCAAAGCATTGTTTGGGGAAACGCATCCTAGTACAAGGATCACCGGATCGGGCAACAATAGGATGATTGAGCATGATAGTGATTCACTTGAAAAATTCAATTGTGCCAGCATTGGAAGTTTGATTGGCTGGGATAACGGCCCAGTACGTGCAGAATTAGAATATGATATTAACATTGCCAATATTCAACAGGAAGCTATGGAATATGCCTTATTGGGCACCAAGTGGTTTACGCCTAAGTCTAATACTGTTATAATAAGTTATCTTTTTAAAAATATAGCGCAGACATATACAGATCGGTTTGTCAAAATTATTGATCAATTAAATGTGGTACAGTAAAGTTGTCGCCAACCTTGGCGTTATCCCAGACTTCATAGCTCATTATGAATCAGAACTAAACTTGGCCAAAAATGATTGTCGTATCGCAGGCGTTGTAGAGAAAAACATCACTGCATTGCCGGGGATTACTGAACACCGCTTTAATCAACTACAAGAGATAGAAGCAGTGCTCAACTATCTCAACATTCAGTTACGTAAGATCCGACGTCGACACTTTCAAAAATATCTTGAAGGTTATGCTCGCGCATTGTCGAGTCGTGATGCTGAAAAGTATGTAGACGGTGAAGATGAGGTGGTTGATTTTGAAACAATCATAAACGAAGTTGCTTTGCTTAGAAACAAATGGTTGGGCATTATGAAGGGCTTGGATTCCAAACAGTGGATGACTGGGCATGTGGTTCGCCTGCGTACTGCTGGCATGGAAGATATATCTGTATGATGAACATTGTGGAAGTCAACGATGATGTAATATGGATATTAGTTTCATCTTTTAATTGCAATGATTTGGCACAAGGACGACTGCGTGAAAATATCCAGTTATACATTGACAAAGACATCGTAACACCCAAGATGTTGGCCCACCAAACTGTGGTTTTTAACACACTAGTTGAAGGTCACGGAAATGAAGAATACGAAGCTGCAGTTGTCAGTATACAGTCCGAGCCTTGGTTTAATCGCCAAAATATAATTTGGCTTAATAATGTCATTGGCGACAGTCAATGTCAACACATTAGTTTGCCCTGGCGTATGACCAACCATTGCGGATTTTTAAATTTTGTAAAAACCCTTGACAGAAATTGGGCGCAATCTCGTACAAAAGACTTTGTTTGTCTAATGCGACGTCCCAGTGGAAGTCGTGCATGGATATCTAACAAAATCAAAACAAAATATAACAACGATAGTTATGTTATGACTTTTGCTTGTATGCCAATTGACAGCAACGTTGGTACATACTGGAGTGACAACGATTCAGATATTAAACATCCACGTTATTTTTTAGATAAGCCTGCTGCTCAAGAAGATCAACACCTTCTTGATTGTTCTACAGTGTTTGATTGTTTGATCAACGTTATAGTGGAAACCAGCAATCAACTTGATGCCATGACGACCTCATGTTGGAAATCAATTTTCATCACTGAAAAAACATTTAAATGCTTTGCCTGGAGACAACTGCCACTATGGTTTGCAGTACCTGGCACAGTGCAAGCGGTAAGATTGGCCGGATTTGATTTATTTGACGATTGGATTGATCACAGTTACGATTCAATACAAGATCAAAATTTAAGATTTAATTTAGTATTTGACCAACTTGATCAATTGTTAATCAAAATTGCTCAACAAGGCGGGCTTGAAACTGTGTCTCAGTTGCTCAACGACAGGTTACACGCAAATTGGCAACGTATGCAACAACTTAATCATGAAAGTATGAGAGATTTTGAAACAGCAATTCAACAGATAAAACGTTTCTCTCTAACCAAAATATTGATCGTTTAGAATTGAAAGGACAATTATGAAAGCAGGAAAAGTCTGGGGAGTCACAGAGCTCCTTGAAGCCAATGGTGTTTTGGAATTCCATCGCATTGAAGCAGTCAAGGGTGGAGTTTGTAGCAAACACAAACACAAATACAAATGGAATGGATTCTATGTTGAACATGGCCAACTATTGATTCGTGTTTGGAAGAATAACTACGACCTTGTTGATGAAACTGTGTTAAACGCTGGCGAGTATACCAAAGTTGCACCCGGTGAGTATCATCAATTTGAAGCCCTAGAAGATACTGTGGCGTTTGAGCTGTACTGGGCAGAGTTTGATCACACCGACATCGAAAGAGAAACAGTGGGATTTGCCAAGGATGAGTAAGAAAGTATTGGTCACTGGCAATGCTGGGTATATTGGCAGTCACCTGACCAACATACTTCGACGACGCAAAAAGTATCAGGTTTGGGGGTTAGATTATGATCAACCACAGGTCGAAGTACACGATCACTTAAATGGTGATATTAGAACTATTCCCAGACTTGACTTTGTTGAGTTTGACACAGTAATACACCTGGCAGCACTGGTCAATGTTGGCGAAAGTGTTCGAGATCCAATCAGCTATTATCGTACCAACATTGCTGGCACTGAGAATGTGTTGAGTAAAATAACGTATAAAAACTTTATATTTGCCAGCACAGGTGCAGCAGCAGGTGCAGCCAGTCCCTATGGTATCAGTAAACGTGCTGCCGAAGATATAGTTGCACAACACTGCCAAGAAGAATCAATTCCTTATACCATCTTTAGATTTTATAATGTTATTGGCAGCGATGGCATCGCTCCTACAAATCCTGATGGGCTGATGCTTAATTTGATCAATGCTCAAAAGACTGGTGAGTTTACTGTGTTTGGCGACGATTACAACACTGTCGATGGCACTGCGATCAGAGACTATGTGCATGTCAACGAAATTTGTCATGCTTTGATAGAAGCCATAGAACGCCCGGCTAACTGTGTAGAGAATCTTGGACACGGGCAAGGACATTCTGTACTTGAAATGGTTGACTTGTTCAAACAAGTTAACACAGTTGATTTTAAAGTTAAATTAGGCCCTCGCAGAGCCGGTGACTTAGAACGCAGTGTATTAGATAATCCATCAAAGTATCTTCCAAATTTGTACAGTATCAAAGACTTGCTCAAAATCTAAATCTGACATAATGTACGCAGATAAATACCCACATGGAACATACCACTAGGGTAGAAAGAAAAATCAATGTTTAAAGTATTCATAGGATGGGATCCACGCGAAGCAGAAGCCGCCGAAGTTTGTCGTCATAGCATTTTGAAACACAGCACAATGCCAGTGCAAGTTGAGTTTTTAAAGCAATCAGTACTGCGTGATCAAAAGCACTATTGGCGCGATGTTGACCCCACTTCCAGTACAGAATTCACCTTTACACGATTCCTAGTACCCCATCTCATGGGTTACTCTGGATGGGCAGTGTTTGTTGATTGCGATTTTGTGTTTACTAGCGATATACGAGAATTGTTTCAACACATGGAATCAAAGTTTGCAGTTCAAGTGGTCAAGCACAAATATCAGCCCACCAATAAAATCAAAATGGATGGACAAGAACAGCATCCATATCCACGTAAAAACTGGAGCAGTATGATGTTGTTTAACTGCAGCCATCCCAGTTGCAAAAATCTTACTCCTGAAGTAGTAAACACACAAACCGGGCAATACTTGCATAGATTTGAATGGGTCAACGGCAATCTTGACATTGGTGGTATTGGCCCTGAGTGGAACTGGCTAGTCAACTGGTACAAAGAACCCAAAGACGGCACTCCCAAAGCTATTCACTATACCGAGGGTGGCCCTTGGTTTGAAAACTATCGTCACTGCGAGTACGGTTGGCACTACGCCGACGCCTATCAGAGTTGGCAGAAAAGTTTTCAGATTCCCCCAGTTCCACATCAGTTTGAAAATATCCCCCCAAAGATGACAGAATTATTTGAAAAAATAATTTCTTATCGCGTAGATCCTGCGGCACAGTACTATCCAGAGTCAGACTACGAGCAAATAATAAAGGATTTAGCCATGCTTAATAACAAGGCTGTAGTGGCCGTTGAAGCCGACACTGTTGAGGAAGCCAGTGGTAAACTTGAAGCAAAAGGACAAAATTATGATCCATTCCTAAAGAGTTTTATTTTAGGATCAGGTGGACAAATTTCAGTCTGGGACAAAACAGCCGAAGATAAAACTCCCATGGTGTTGCGCGGTGTCACCAAGCGCAAACACATGGATGCTTGTCGCGCTGCTGGGAGAGATTTTTATTACATTGACACCGGATACTTTGGCAATGGACGTAAGAAAACCTATCACCGTATCACAAAAAACAACATGCAATATCTTGGTGAAATCAAACATCGCTCACGAGATCGCTTGTCAACCACAGGGTTTGCCTCAAGAAAGTTTAGACCTGGTGCAAGTATTTTGTTGGCACCGCCCAGCCAAAAACTATTGATGTGCTATGGTATTGATCTAGACAAGTGGTTGGAAGAAACCATAGCCACTATTAGATTATGGAGTGATCGTGAAATCATAGTACGCAACAAGCAAAGTCGTTCGGTGCGTCAGAGTTCGGATACCATGGAAATGGCGCTAGAACGCAACATTCATTGCTTGGTTACCTTTTCAAGTATTGCAGCAGTAGAAGCAATCATGATGGGCAAGCCAGCAATTACCCTGGGACCAAGTGTTGCTAATCCAATCACATCTCGTGATCTCAAAGATATTGAAACCCCTCACATTCCCACACTTGACGAAGTTGAAGAGTGGGCTGCACATTTGGCCTATTGCCAATTTACAGAACTGGAAATGCGTGATGGCACTGCCTGGCGCATATTAACCGAAGATGCATGATGTAGTAGTGTATTTCAGCAGTTTACAAAAGCAAACCGCCAGTAGAAAAATTGATGTTTTACAGGCCTTTGCTGATGGTGCACGGTCACAGGGTGCTGCAGTACATGTTGAAACCAGTTATAATGTAAAACCTGCTCGTCTAGCAGTGATATTGGGTTGGCCTAGTCCGTTGCAGGATGGTCCTAACATACGTTTACGACAAGCAGTGGTCAAAGAACAAAAACGTCACAACAATCATGTCATGGCCATTGATGCCAGTACGTTTAAATTTCATGACCCCAATGGAAAATATCTAAGATATAGCCTCAATGGCGTGTTCTACGATACTGCGGAGTATGCCAACAAAAACAGCGACGATTCGCGTTGGAATGTCATCGGCCAAGACTTAAATTTACAAATGCAACCCTGGCGCGATCGTGGTAGTTATGTGTTACTGTTGATGCAACGTGATGGTGGATGGTCGATGAAGGGAATGAATCCTATTGAATGGGTTCAAAATAAAATTCACGAAGTAAGAGGCTGCAAAGTTATGTTAGACTTTGATTTGGCAGCGCTTTATGAAATTGAAACCAAAGTTTTTAAACAAGCCATTAAAAGAAATTTAAATAGATTTCCAA